CGAAGATCGCGTCGTTGACCTCGAAGCTGCACTCGACGAGCTCAAGGCTGAGTTCGACAAGCTCATGGCAGACGAGACAGAAAGCCATGCAGAAGAAGCAGGCGAAGAGATGCCAGCTGAAGGCATGGTCCGCGAATATGTAGAGAAGGCCCCAACCCCAGTCAAGTCAGAGTCAGGTGCTAACACAAACAGCCCAGTAGCTGGCAAGAACGACATGGGCGGCAAAGCCAACATTAGCACAGGTGGTAACAGCAACCCAGACGGCACATCTGCTCCAAAAGCAGCTAAGTCAGGCGATCTTCCACACAGCGGCAACTTCGAGAACGTCCCAGGCAGCAAAGCCGGCGATGCTTTCGGCAAAGCCAAGGCTCCAGTGAGCAGCGAAGCTGGTGGCACCTACACCAAGAGCGCACTCTAAGGAACGCTAATGAAGCCCTTTCTGACAAACACTGTCATACGATCAGGCTCGCATTGTTACCGAAGGTAGCAGTGATGGCAAAGATCTGTATATGAAGGGCATCTGCATCCAGGGCGGGGTAGAGAACGCTAATCAACGCGTCTACCCTGTCGCTGAGATCTCAAAGGCAGTCAAGACCATCAATGAGCAGATCACGGGTGGTTACAGCGTGCTAGGTGAAGTGGATCATCCCACTAACCTGCGCATCAACTTAGACCGCGTCAGCCACATGATAACTGAAATGTGGATGGACGGACCAAACGGTTTCGGTAAGCTGAAGATACTGCCAACACCAATGGGAACCCTCGTTCGCACCATGCTAGAGTCTGGCGTAAAGCTAGGCGTCAGTAGCCGCGGTGAGGGCAACGTGAATGAAGCCAACGGACAGGTCAGCGATTTCAACATCGTTACCGTGGACGTGGTTGCACAACCTTCCGCTCCTAACGCATATCCAAAGGCGATCTATGAGAGCCTATTGAACATGCGCTATGGCCATAAGACGCTTGAGATGGCTGTGGAGCTCAACGAAGACAAGCGACTACAGAAGCACGTCACTGAAGCAGTGACACGCTTCATCAATGAACTGAAAATATGATTCAGGAGAAAACGATGTTCGAAGCTATCAAACCATTGCTCGATAGCGGCATCATAAACGAAGAAGCCAAGACTCAGATCGAAGAGGCTTGGAATTCTAAGCTAGATGAGGCGAAATCAGCGCTGCGCGCCGAGTTCGCTAGCCGTTACGAACACGATAAAAGCGTGATGGTTGAAGCCTTAGACAAGATGGTGACAGAGAGCCTCACAACTGCTATCAACGATGTAGCAGCTGAAAAGGCACAGTTGGTCGAAGACCGCGCCAAGTTCATCGCAGAAATGCAGGACAAGGCCAGCAAGTTCGATGCCTTCCTAGGTGAAAACCTCAAGAAGGAACTAACAGAATTTGCACAGGACCGTGATTCACAGAAGGCTGGCCTAGCCCGCCTCGAGAAGTTCGTAGTGCGTGCCCTCGCAGAAGAACTCAGAGAATTCGCGGAGGATAAGAAGGACCTCATTAACGCAAAAGTTAAGCTGGTCGCTGAAGCCAAGGATAAGCTGGCTGAGCTGCGTGCGCAGTTCATCGCCCGTGGAACCAAACTGGTCGAAGCAACAGTCACCAACAAACTAAAGGCAGAGCTTGGACAGCTCAAGGAAGACATCAAGGTTGCAAGTGAAAACAACTTTGGTAGGCGCCTGTTCGAAGCATTTGCTAGCGAATTCGCTGCAACACATCTCAACGAGCATGCTGAAATACGCAAGCTCAAGAACATGATGGAAAGCATGGAAACCAAGCTAGTAGAAGCACAGAAGGACGTGGCCGAGAAGAAGGCCATTGCAGAGTCCAAGGACCAAGAGATCGCAAAGATCAAGGACGGTATCGCTCGCGATACCAAACTCAACGAAATGCTGAAGCCACTCGCAGCTGACAAGCGTGCAGTGATGACCAGCTTGCTAGAAAGCGTGTCAACAGACAAGCTAGAAGGTGCTTTCCAAAAGTATCTCCCAGCTGTAATGAACAACACAGCAAAGAACGACCGCAAGGTCATCAACGAATCTGTGACGGCAGTCACGGGTGATAGGGCCGCCAAAGCCCAGGATTCAACTGAGGACAAGGGCAACATAGTTGAAATCAGACGTTTGGCAGGATTGAAGTAAAAGGAAACTTGAACAATGACTCAGAACCTAATCGAGAGCCGTTGGGACGAGACCAAAGACGCCCTGCTCGAGGGCCTCAGTGGAACACGTCGCAGCACCATGGGTGCAGTGCTCGAAAACACTAAGCGTTATCTGTCAGAAAGCGCATCAGCTGGTGCGACTGCTGCTGGTAACGTAGCTACACTTAACCGCGTGATCCTCCCAGTGATCCGTCGTGTTATGCCAACTGTTATCGCCAACGAAATCGTCGGCGTGCAGCCAATGACCGGCCCAGTCGGTCAGATCCACACCCTCCGCGTTCGTTATGCAGAAGACTTCACATCAACTGCATCACCAGCTAACGGCCCAGGCACCGACACAACCGCCGGTGAAGAAGCCCTCAGCCCATTCAAGATCGCACAGGGCTATTCAGGCGTTGCTCCAGGCACAAACAGCTCTGACGGCAAGGCTGGTTCAACAAGCTCAATGGAAGGCACACCAGGTCGCAAGATCAGCGTGCAGATCCTCAAGCAAGCTGTTGAAGCAAAGACCCGCAAGCTATCAGCTCGTTGGACCTTTGAAGCTGCTCAAGACGCTCAGAGCATGCACGGTCTCGATGTCGAAGCAGAAATCATGGCTGCTCTCGCACAAGAGATCACCGCTGAAATCGATCAAGAGATCCTTTACAGCCTCCGCGCTCTCGCTGCAACCGAAGAAACCTTCAACCAAGCAGCAGTGAGCGGCACAGCAACATTCGTTGGTGACGAACACGCTGCTCTCGCAGTCCTCGTTAACCGCGTTGCTAACAAGATCGCAAGCCGCACACGTCGTGGTGCTGGTAACTGG